TCCATTATATTTTCCTTATTTTAATTATCTATATTATTTATATCTTATTATTCTTGACCATGTAATTGACCATGTAATTGACCAAAAAATTGAATTTCGTTTGATGTTGATGGGACTACAGGAGACCAGTCCCATTCGTGTTCAAATGCGCCTACTGTAGCTGTTAGCCCAGATCTATCATAAGCAAGTATATCTGTAGTTGGCACGTTAGCATCAGAATCTGGCCCTATACCGGCATCTAAGAGAACTGAGGTTCCAGTTAAACTAAAATCAAATTCTGCTGCATAATTGGGATTATGAAACTGATCTGCCCAATTTGCTACTGCAATAGGATTTGTTCCATCTCCATCATCAGATGCGCAATGATCTATTGTTGCAGTTCCATAAAAATCATCAACATTATTAAATGAAAAAGAGTTTTTAATTACAACAGTTCCACTAGCACGCAAGACTGCCTCGTGTCTTGCTCCGGTAAAACCACAGTTATATATATTAACAATTCCTCCAGATTTTATATATAAGCAGTTTCCAACTAAATTTTGTGAATTAAATACACTATTAATAAAATTAACTGTACCTGTTGCAACATATGATATCATTATCACATTTCTTTCATATTCAGAATTTAATGTATTATTAAAAAGGCAATTTGTTATAGTAATTGTTTTAGTTCCTGTTCCACCACCAAATTCAAGAAGTCCACCATTGACCCCATTTCGCAACATCTGAATTCCATTTAAAACAAAATGCCATCTATCTTGAGTTGTTATATTTATCGATCCATTTCTTATATAAGTTGAAGTGTTCCATTTTCCACCATGAAATCCTGCTACGTCACTTCTATTAGCATTAACATATATCGTATGCCCATTTGTAATGTAATTATGACCATTCCAAAATGTTATATTCCCACCAGAATCTGCAACTGCTCCACAACACAGTATCTCTAAATCATCGGCTGCATTTAATGTTCGAAGAGCGGATTCAGCCTCAGAAAGAGTAGCAAATGCCCTATTGGCCCCTACTATGTCATTAGTAGTGCCATTTCCTCCTGCCGTAGAAGCTGTATTAACGTATCTTGTTACCATATTTAAAAAATATTCATTATACCGTTAGCGTTCCAGTTTAATGATATTGTTCCATTAACAGCTATAATAGGAGCATCATCAAACTCTATAAATCCTACTACTAGTCCGTCTGATATTCGATAAATAGCTAATCCATATGGACTAACTGTTACGCTAGTCCAAGTTAAATTAACACCATCCCAAAATACAACATCACTTGAATTAGCAGATACAGTATCAGCTGAAAGAGGCATTGCAGAATATGTAGCTCCTGTTACTTCATATGCTGATATTTCAGAGTATGCTGATAATTGTTTTAACTCAGCTTCAGTAGATGATGTTACTAATTGACCCATTAACGCTACTGCAAACGCATCAGCACTTAAACTAACTTCTTTAAATGCTGATTGTTTTCTATAATAATTCGTTGTTACTGTTGGCATTTTAACTCCTTATAAAAGAGCAGCTGCATGAGATTTTACTGTTTTAAATTCTTTAGGCTGCTGTGGAACTACATTAGTATATTCATCATTTTGTTGTAAAATTTCATTTTCTTCAATTACTTCATCTTCTGGCATACCGTCAAGAATAGAAACCGCTCTATTATGAGCTTCTTGAATAGGATTTTTAATAACCTTTTTTGGTGGAATCTTAAAAGGTTTTTTAAATTCTTCAGTTTTAACCGTTATTTTTTTAATTACCGGTTTTTTAGGTTCTTCTTTTTTTTCTACTTTCTTTAATTTTTCTTCATATTGATCTAAGTAATCTAAAAATCCCATAATATTTCCTCCAAAATATATTATTCATATAAATATTGTGATGCTTTTCTTATATATAAAGTTTCAACAGATTCTTTCTTAGTTTCTTCTTCAGGAACAACTTCTTCAGGTTCTTCAGGAACTTCTTCAGGAGTTTCTTCTGGTTCTTCAGTAGTTTCAGTTTCGTCTTCAGGTTTAGTTTCTTCAGCTTCACCTTCTTTATCTACTAAATCATACTGTTGTGCTAATTCTTTAGTATTTGTAAAAAATTCTTGAAGAAATTGACGAATAGTTTGATCATCTTCATAAACTATTTTTTTAAAATTTCTAACCATTTCGTCTTTATCTTCATTTTGATAATAGTTATTTTCTATATCAAATGTAACAAAATCCTTAATCACTTTCTTAATGTCTTTAGCCATTTTTACCTTCCTTTTTGTTTAGAACATTACTATAAAAAGTTAATATTTTTGATTGTAATTCTATTAATTTCTGTTCAACAATATTCATTTGAAGTTTAATAGTCTGTACCTGTCTTTTACGGCTTTCTGCCACTTCTCTTTTACCAAACATCATCATTAAACATTCAGTACAATTTCCTTTAGCTGGATTTTGTGTAACAAAATCTTCTACTTCTTCAATAAAATCAGCATCTATCTTTTTTAATAATTCTACGTTATGTTTCTTAATTTTTTTAGATTCATTAAAAATATCAAATACAATATCTTCAAAATCAGAATTCCAATCGTCTAAATATTTCATAACTTGTTCTATTGAAACTTTCATTTTAACAGTTGGAGAAGGATATAAATTAACTATATGTTGTTTCATTAATGATATTAATAATTTACTTTTATCTTTAACATAATTAGTATATTCATTTCCACTATATTCAGCAAAATGATTTTCGTGCATTGCTCTTCTAAGTTCGTCTTTTATTTGTATTTGAATCACATCTCTTACTAATCCCCAAAACATTCTATATTGTAAAGTATCTGTTTTATTACTACCTAAAACAAATCTTTCACCAAACCATCCAATTACATTTCGCCAATACTTTCCAATATAAAAAGTCACTAAAACTACAAAAATAGTAATTAATCCTTGCCACCACGCAAACGGCGATATATAGTTCCAAAAACCTTTAAAAAACTCAGCTATCATAGTTACTCCTTTTGATCTTTCATAATTGTCAGTTTAAGTACCAGTTGTCCTTCTTCATTTTTCAAAAGTTCACTTTCAGAACTATAATTAGGACCCATTTTATATCCTACATTTGTTAATATATACGTTTTCACACCATCTAAAAAATATTGATCTTCTTCATCACCATTACCCAATTTAAATGTAAAAATAGCTCTTCTACGTTTAACATCAACTTTCCAAACAAGATCTCTAACAAAAAAATGTTTATCAGTTAAATCTTTTACTACTTTAATAATCTCATACAAATCTGAATTACTAGTTAAATCTACACCATTACCTCTAGCATAATAAGATATAGGCTCAGAATTAGAATACATAAAATCATCAGTTTTTCTTGCATCAACATTCTTCTGAGGTACTATATCCTTAATATTATCCCTAACTAAATAATCATTTACACTCATTAATAATATCCTGATATACCATATAATTTTTAAAACTTTCAAATGGCATAACTGTTTTAAATCTATTTTCAATTCCTACTAACTGATCATCATAACTTTTTCCCCAATTTTTAATATAATCTAAAAACTTAGTTCCTATATTCTTTAAATAATCCAATGCTTTCTTTGAAAAATCTAATATTCCTTCAGACGCTAATGAAGCTTTAAACGAAGATGCTACTGGTATAGAAGATGTAACTGTATATGATTTTCTTAACTTAATTAATTTATCTGTTAATTGTGGAGCTAATTTAACTAACGCATTATAAAAACCTTCTTCATCAAATTTAACAGTAGTTCTAACAGTAGCTTTAGATATTTGCATTGATACTTTAGCTGTTTGAACTACTCTAGTCCATATTTCATCATCTGCATCAAAAAGATTACCTACAAATTCTCTGCCCTTTTCTTTAAATTTTAATTCAAGAGCATCAATTCTTTGTTTTTCTTCCTGTATTTTAATAAACTCATCTGCTAATTTACTAGCAGCTGAAGCCTTTTGAGCCTTAAGAACAGCTACTACTTTAGTTATCTCATTTGGATCTTCTGATTTAGATCCTGATTTTTTAAACCCCTGATATTCAAATTCTGAACTTCTTGGCATATTTAACTCCTATAAAATAACAATTAATATAATCTAACTACTTATATTTATCTTTTTTGTAACAAAATTAAACCCTTGATTTTTATAATACTCTAATCTTTGTAACCAGTGTTTATAAACATGATTATAATGCTTGACATTTTTACCGTTCCAATCATGTTCCCAACTCATATCATCAACAATATCCCATACTAAAAGTTTCTTTTTAGATTCGTGCGTTCTTAATCCACGTCCAATACTTTGTAATGTTCTAATTAAACTACGTGTACTAGATGCAAACATAATATGATGTAACCTTTTTATATTAATTCCCTGAGATATTGATTGATATGTTCCAACTATTATGTTGTTACCTTCTAAATTAGCTAATTGCCTTATACTTTCTCTATCATCTGCCTTAGTTTGACCATAATATTCATGTACTTTAAAATCGCAATTATCTTCTAAATACTTCTTTAATTCTTTTAACTGTTCTATTCTATTACACAAAATTAAAATGTTTTCATTTTTATCTAACTTATTAATAATATACTTAAAAATTTTATTTCTCCAAGTATTATTATAAATCAAAGACATTTCTGTATCATAATCTTTACCAATTATATGACCTTCAGGATCATGCCAATACTTATAAATTTCATCTATTGGATAATCCAATAATACGTTAGCAATCTTAATCTTTGAAAGTACACCTTTATCAATCAATATAGAACTTTTTAAACCAAATATTTTTGGTCCAATATAACCAAATATAGTAAATTTATCTATTAATGATTCTGGTATTGTTCCTGTTAATCCTATCCTATACTCAGCATTAACACTTTTTGATAAACACGACTTAATTGATGCAGATTTTGCTAAATGTACTTCATCACATATTACAGCATCAAATTTTTCAAAAAAACTTTGTTCTTTTTTAAAAATTGATTGCCAGGTTGAGATCACAATAGGTCTACTCCAGTCAATTTTTTTACTTCCACCATATACAAACGAACAAAAACTCTCACAATTTTCCCATCCATAATCTTTCATATCAGAAAACATTTGATTAACTAAACTTATATTTGGTACTATTAATAAAACCTGTTTCTCTATACCTAATAAAAATCTTATTAAACTATATATTACTAAACTTTTCCCAGAAGCTGTAGGACTTTCAATGATACCACGTTTTTTTCTTAGAGCTACTTTAATAGCTTCATCTTGATAGTCTCTTGGTGAATATGATGTATTTTTAAATATAGTTTCATAAAATTTCTCAAATTGATCATCTTCTATTTTATTATACATTTCTGTTGTGTCAAATTTAACTTCTAATTGATAACCATACATTTGACAAAATTTTATTAACTGAGGATATAATCCTATAGGTAAAGTTCCTTCAGATGGTTTATAAAAATAAACTGTTCCATCCCATCCTAATTTGTACTTAGGATGAAACCAATAATTATCCATTTTACAGGATAAATATTGTTTTAATTCCATTGATTGAGATTGTGATAAATTTATAACCTTAAAATAAACCTCATTCAACTTTTCAATAGTTACTTTTTCCATAAATCACCTTAAACTATTCCTTTATAAACTTTTTGTAAGTCAATATAGTTTTTAATGTTATAACCAATATTATTTATATTTTTAATAATTTCTTTTAAATATTCAACGATAATTTCTTGATTAGCATATTCAAGCATTTTATTGTAATAAAGTTCGTCAGATTTAATATATGAATCTATTTCTGATTTAGTTTCTAAAGTAAATTTAAAATCTTCTTTTCCTTCCATTTTTCCATATTTGTAATAATGATATAATTGACCATAAAGTTTATTTTTTTCAATTTCTAATAACTTAAGAATTTTATATTCTTTAGAAAATATTGGTTGAACTTCATGAAACAAGTTAGACATTTGTAATGTTTTTTTAAGGATATTTTCATCAGTTAATTTACATTCATTTTGGAAATAAACCTTTAGTTT